GTGGTTGTGTTCGTGATCAGTTCTTCGGTGAAGAATCAAAAGATATTGATTGTGAACTATTCAATATTGAAGTTAAAGATTTTGAAGAATTTCTGAAAACGAGTAATATTGAATATTACATCGAACCAACAGCAAAATTTCCAGTGTATAGAGTTCAATTCACAGATTGTGAAGCTGAAATTGGTTTTCCAAGAAGAGATAATAAAACAGGTTCAAAACATTCTGATTATGAAATTGAAGTCGACCCATTCATGACAATCAAAGAAGCTGCAAGAAGAAGAGACTTTACAATCAATGCTATTTATCAGAATGTTATAACAAAAGAGTATGTTGACCCATTTAATGGTATCAATGATTGTATTGATCGAAATCTTATCGCGGTTGATAATGAAACGTTCAAAGAAGATGCACTAAGACTTCTTAGAGCATTTCAATTTGTTGCAAGATTCAATCTTAATACTGATAAATTTTCATTCGATGCTTCTATGCTCAATGAATTAAAAGATATTGCACCAACATCTATTTATCAAGAATTTCAGAAAGCTATAAATAAAGGTAAACATTTTTCAGAAGCTCTTCAATATCTTGCTGATTTTGGTATTCTTAAAGAATTATTTCCAGAGATTGCTAGAATGATTGATTGTCAACATTCACATAAACATCATCAAGAAGGTGACGTTTGGAATCATACAAAGTTAGTAGTCGATCATCTAATGAAACACACTAAAGATGATAGTAGAACCATTCTATTTTATGCTGCATTATTGCATGATATTGGAAAACCATTAACTTCTACTTGGTGCTCAAAAAAGAGTGATTATACAACAATTCAACACGAAAAAATAGGGTCTGATATAGCAGAACCAATTCTGAATGCTCTTGGTGTTCCAATAAAAATGCGTAAATCTATAGTATCATTGATTAAACATCATATGCTTACAATGAGTGAATTAAAAGATACTACAATTTTGAAAACGGCTGATCAATTTAAAACAGAACGAATTAGTTGGAAAGTGTTAATGAATTTGGTTTTTGCTGATGAGCTTGGGACTGTTAATGATTCACTATTCGATAGACTTCAAAAGCATTTACAATTATTTAACCGTATTGATTCGTTGGGTGTTTACGAAAAACCTCTTGATAATCTTATTGAAGGTAGAGATTTGATTAATCTTGGTTTGAGAGAAAGTCCAAACTTCGGGAAAATTATCAGAGAGATTAGAGATAAACAGCTTGCAATGCAAATTAAAACACGAGAAGAAGCTCTCGATTTTGCGAAAAGAAGAGTTGATAATATTAATGGAGAAGAAAAATGTTAATAGAATATAAACAATCTCGATTATTAGTTCATATCGATCAACAATTGGATTTTGTTGATGCTCATATTAAATTTGAAATTAACAAAGTAATTTCTAAACTCAAGAGAATTAATCAGCAATTGACTTGGTGGGATAAATTAAAATTTAAATTATTATCAATAACACCAAATAAAAATGAAGTATGGATTAACAGTATTGAAGAATCATTAATCAATGGCAAACAGATCAAGACTAAAAACACACCACTAGAAAGTAGACATTATTTGTGGGTCAATGATGTATATTTTTTCAACGGAGAAGAAATAGATTTTAGCTGCATCTTTCAATATTTCAAAAAGAAGAATAAATTGAATATTTATAGAAAGATATTTAATAGTGCCGATACAAACATTATCAACCTAAATGAGGAGGAGATTAGATTTCTTGAACTATGTTAAAATTGTAGATGCTATTGAAAGATATTTATGAGCAGTTGAAAAGAATTAATAATAAATGATTAAAAATAAAATGAGGTATTAATTATGAAATGGTGTCCGTTAAATGAAGTTGATGGGGAAACATCAGAACTATTGCATTTAGTTGAAAACGGCTGGTCATGGGAATGGCCTGGATGGTATTGGGTAGCTGTATCACTAAATAATGAATATGGTAATGATCGTTCGGCAGATGCATGTAGAAATAAATATAAACGATTAATTCAAGAAATGAAAAATAAAAAAGGAGAATAATTAATTATGAGAAAACTAGTAACAATTCGTGAAATTGCAGAAGTGATTGAAATTCCTGGTGCAGACAATATTGAAATCGTCCGTATTGATGGCTGGCAATGCATCGCCAAAAAGAAAGAATTTAAAGTTGGTGATAAATGTTGCTATTTTGAAATTGATTCTATTCTTCCAAAACATTCTCTCTTTGAATTTATGGAAAAGAGAAAATACAGAGTTAGAACAATTAAATGCATGAAACAAATTTCTCAAGGTCTTGCACTTCCAGTTTCTATTCTTAAAGAATTTAACTATAATAAAGAAGTTTCTCTTGGTCAAGATGTAACTGATATTATTGGTGTTGTTAAATATGATCCTGAAGCAGAAGCAGAAAAGAAATATAATCAGAGAACACCTAAACCTTGGTATTATAAGTATGTTATTAGAATACCTCTAATTGGTAATCTATTCAGAAGAAAAACTGGTAAAGGTTTCTTTCCTAAGGATATCACAAGTCGCACAGACGAAGAAAGGTTTCAGAATCTATCTCACAGACAGAAAGAAGATTTTATTAATGAAACAATTGAAATAACAGAAAAAGTTGATGGAACTTCAACAACATTCATTTATAGGCCTGCTCAGAATTGGCTGGAAAGACTATTTAATAGAGATACATTTATGGTTTGTTCGAGAAATCAATGGTTGTTTTCTGAAGATAATTCTTGGTGGTGGGAATGCGCTAAGAAGTTTGATATCAAGAATAAAATGAAAAAACTTTATAAAGAAATCTGTAAAGATAATCAATATCTTATTATTCAGGGTGAAACAATCTCTCCAAACATTCAGAAAAACAAATATAAAATTGATGATTATAAGTTCTTTGTATTCAATCTTAAATCATATAATCCAAAAACAGGCGAAACAATTCAGAAAGGCACAACAGAAACGATTTCAATCTTTAATATGTTTAATATTGATTTGAATGTTGTTCCATATCTTGGCTCATTTACATTTGAATCAGTAGAAGAATTTGAAAGATTTATTGAAAAGAGACCAACTGGTATAAAATCTAAATTAAATGATAAAGTAATAGCTGAAGGTTTTGTGATGAGAAATATGAATCAAAATGTTTCTAAAATGAAAAGTTGTAAATTTATTCATCCAGAATTCTTGATTTTGCATGAGGAGTAAAAATATAACTGATAACGATGACTACTATAGACCGGAGAAAATAAATGAAGATTAAAAGAGCAATACTAGATTTTTCAGCAATTTGTTTTGCACAATTTTATGGTTCAGTTCTTCGAGATGATATGCTTGAATCAGATGAAGAAAAGATACACTTCTTTAAACATTGTGTATTGAATAAACTCGCTGATATTCAAAAGACTTTAAAGGTTAATGAAACAATTATTGCAGTTGATTCAAGTTCTTGGAGAAAAGATCACTTTGAATTTTATAAAGCTGCTAGAGCAATTAAAAGAGCAGAAAAGCCACTAGAAACTAATCTTGCTTATGCTTGTATCAATGAACTAGTTAAAGACTTATCAAATCTTAATTATAAAGTAGTTCAAGTTGATGGTGCTGAAGCAGATGATATCATTGGTGTTCTTTGTTCGCAATTCGCAAATTGCGATATAACAGAAATTGTTTATATCGTTTCTGGTGATAAAGATTTTCAGCAACTAACATCAGATAAAATCAAATTGTTTGATCATAAAGAAATGAAAGTTATTAACTGTGAAGATAAAGATAGATTTATGGTTGAAATGATTCTTAGAGGTGATACTGCTGATGGCATTCCTAATGTTCTTTCTGATGATGATACATTTATTAATTCAGATAAACGTCAGAAACAGCTAAGAAAAACAAAAATCGATGAAATACTTTCTATCGGTATTGATAAATATAAAAATACTGATGCTAACTTTGCTAAGAATTATGATAGAAATAAAAAACTTATTGTATTGTCTGAAGAATTTATTCCAGAAAATATTTGGTGTAAAATTAAAGAAGAATATGATACAATTAATGCTAATTACAAGAAGAAAAATGCGATTATCATTGGTAACTGGTTCAGGTGCAATAATCTGAATGGACTACTTGAGAAAGTAGATTATTTAATTTGAGGTAAAATAAATGAAAAATG